TGGTGCTAAAGGTGGTAAGCAAAATAGATTGAAAAGATTATGGGCAAAGGAAAGGAATTTAAGATGAGAGCAATACTAAATAAGCTATGCTGTTGGTGCAGGGAATGTGAGACACAATCTGAACCCTGCTGTTGGTGCAATGATGAGGGTGATGATCATGATAATTGAACAAACCTGTAGCCATTGTAATGGCACTAGAGTTTTTATAGATGCTTTAGCTAGATGGAGTACAGTCAAACAAGAATGGGTATTACATCAAGTGTATGATCATTTGTACTGCCGTGACTGTGATACTGAATGTGATATAACAGAAAGGAATATATAGGATGAGTGACAAATATTTTAACGTGACAGAACATGAGCGTAAAGAAAAAAGAAAAGAAATACTAGCCACCACCTTTGTGTGGTCAGTGCTAGGGTTCGCAGCCATAGGTGTATTGGCTACGTTTAGTTTAGTATTAATTAAGGTATGGGAGTGGTTAGTATGAAACTTTATGAATGTGTTGTAGATGTAAGTAAACTATTTCCTGTTAGAGAAGCTAATACTAAACAGGAATTTATAGATAATCTTATAGAAGAATATAATGATAAATGCTTTGGACTTCTAACTATTAGAAGAGAAGACATAAAAGAAATAAGAAGGGTATAGATATGGATATGAAAAAATACTATGGGCAATTAGTGGGTTGTAAAATCCAGGATTTTCACTTTGAAGATGGTGCTTTTGAATATGATAAACCCTTTCCAGTATTCACATTAACCAATGGATCAGAGAAAGTACGCTTTGTAATATCACAAGATGAGGAAGGCAATGGCGGTGGCTTTGCTTTCATAGAGGATAAGGTATGAGTATATATAAAGTAGATTATTATGGGGATACTGTAGAAGTAAAACTACATGATAAACCTCTTGTTGGTAAGGATGAACTTCGTGAACCTAGTGGGCGTATATCTTGTTGTATATCACCTATTGAGTTTGAAGAGTTTAAACCACACTACTACATAAAATATCAGGAAGAGGATGGTATGGATGGGTGGCTTGTTGTTGTTGCGTGTCAGATTTTTGCCGTTGACTATGAATATGATGGGTTTATCACTGAGGTAGAGGATGATGGTGGCGGTAGTTGTGAAACGAGAATACATAATCATCACGATACACTTTTAAATAGCGGTATACTACAAAGCCTAGCTATAGAAGCAGAGGCTGCGGAGGTTATAATACCTCAGCTTTGTAAGCAGATTGAAGCAGAGTTACTCAAGCAAAATCCTGGACATGCTGCATAAATGTCACGTGACATAATGGTAACATTGACTAACACTAAAACTAATAATATATCTTACACATAATATAACATAGAGGAATATAAATATGAAAAATACAAACAAGAAAATGTCTCAACACAACATGATACTGACACACCTTCGTGCATCTAAGGGTCTAACCCTACGCGAAGCTTTGCTAGACTATAGCATACAGTCTTTCCCTAAGCGTATCTCTGAGCTACGCAAGTCAGGACATCGTATTGATGGCATAGCAGGAAGACATCCAGTTACAAACCAAAGATACACACGTTACACATTAGTAGAGGAAAGTGCATATAGCGAGAGTGTACAAAGTGCATAAGCTTGACATCTATAGCACCCTAACAGGTGAGCATATATGTTATCACACTGCGCGTAGCAGGGAAGAGTTGCTACGCCTATATAAAATGTATGATAAAATCAGAGACATAAGGATGGAAATAAAATGACATTTATGATTGAGAAGAACGTACCCTTACCATCAACTAAGGATGGACGCGGTGCACCTAACAAAGGTTATGAAGCACTACTAAACCATATGAAGGTAGGCGATAGTGTCGTAGTAAAACGTGCTGCACTAGCTAGTATATACACTCACGCTAAGAAGATAGGCTGTAAGGTTGTCACTCGTAAGGTAGATCAAATTAACAGACGTGTGTGGATGTTAAACAAAGGAGATACATAATGCCTAACTGGTGTGAGAATAGAGTAGTAATTACAGGCGATGTAAAAGTATTAGCGGCTATCAAAGAAGCGGCAGATAAGGGTGGGTTACTGGAACACCTAGCACCAATAGGTGAATACGACTATGGTGTTGCTAATTCTACATGGAATACCAAGTGGGAAGTACATGATGTAGAGGCTAGTTTGTTTGAGAATGGTAAGACATCCAACCTACACCTAGGCTTTGACAGTGCATGGGGTCCACCTACAGGTGCATACGATATAGGTTCTGATAGATTAGGTATTAGCATCGAGGCATCCTACTATGAACCAGGCATAGGTTTCATAGGTGAGTACGATAGTACCTTAGATATAAACAATACCTATCCTGTTGAGTTCAACAAAGAAGATTGGAAAGATAGTGTACCTACTGAGTTGATAGAAGAGTTTGACTTAGATGGTGAGTACGTGTGCTATCAAGAATGGCAGGAGGAAAACGATGAGTAGTAATATATCAATGCATCTACTACCCTTAACCTTAGTGGCTGCCTATCTTGGAGGCTTCTTATATATCTGGTACAAAAACGCGAGAGGAAAGTAATATGAAAATACCCAAGGGCAATGCAAAGCTCTGTGATATTATAGAGTTTTATCTGGTATCACCTGCCTTTGCTAGGCTATCTGGTGCATCTCAAAAGGATTATGAAATACATCTGGCATCTGTGCTCAGTACACTTGTTGAAGGCAAGACCCTTGGTAACTATCGTTGTACTAATATTAAAGTACGACATCTTACACAGGCGTATGATCAATGGCTTAACACAGGTGTACGCACTGCAAACTATCGTAAGGCTGTACTGTCTGCTGCTTGGAAGTATTCCATGCGACAGGATGTGATGATACACAACCCAGTAGCACTGGTTCAAGCTAAGGCTAGTAAACAAAGGCGTGTGTACTGGAGTAGAGATCAGATTAAAACGTTTCTTGAGGTAGGCTATAGTGACTTCAGATGGCGTAGCATTAGTCTTATTGTACACATGGCATACGATTGGGGTCAGCGTATAGGTGACATGAGGGTTATGACTTGGAATACATTAGACTTAGATCAATGTCGCTTAGACCTAACACAAAGCAAACGTAACGCTGAAGTACACCTACCTATATCTAATGGGTTGTGTGAGATGTTGAAACAACAGAAGGAAGACTTTGACTTCCAGGAATATGTAGCACCTAGAGTTAAGCCAAGAGCAGGGGCATACACACCATATGATAAGGGTGAAATATCCTTACTTATCAATGAGGTACTGGACGAAGCTAACCTACCTGCTGAGCTTACAGCTATGGACTTACGCCGTACTGCCGTGACTGAGATGATGGAAGGTGGGGTTGACTTAGCTAATATTATGCAGGTAACAGGACATAAGAATATACAATCAGTAAAACCTTATATAGTAAATACATTGAGTGGTGCATCCAAGGCGCTATCAGCGAGAGGGAATGAAGATGAGAGTGAGAAGTGAAGAGAGTAAAGAAAAAGATAATATACGCAGAAGAAAAAAGTATGATGAAGGCATGGCTATACTGCATAGATATAAGTTGATTAAGGGTTGTAAAATTTGTAAGTATAAAGAACATGCAGCAGCATTAGAGTTTGATCATGTTAATCCTAAGGATAAGAAGTTTGAAATAGCAAAGAGAGCACACTACCTACGCTATGGTAAGAAGACTAAGAGTAACAAGAAAATAAAAGAAGAGATATTCAAGTGTCAGGTGTTGTGTTCTAATTGTCATTCTATAAGAACTAACACTGAAGAACACTATGGTATAAAGAAGTTGGCTAGAGTATGAGTAATAGAGATTGGCAACAGCACAGGCAATACGCTGAGTCTGTAACAGCACATGGATCACACCGAGGTGACTGCCCCTTCTGTAGGGGTAAGAATACTTTCTCGGCCTCTTGTGAGTATGGTACGTTGATGTATAACTGTTACAAGCTAGGCTGTAATGTAGGTGGTAAGTTTGATACAGACATGACTGCATCTGAAATACGCAGACACTTACGCCCAGCGCAAGAACAAACTAAGAGAGAGGTAGAAACTATGGAGTTACCAGCGCAGCTAGTAGAGCCAACACGACAGCACACTAAGCACAATAGATTTATGAGGCGTTGGGGTATAGTAGGTAACACCTTCTATGATGTACAACAAGAGCGCGTAGTCTTTCCTATATACTACAACCATCAAATGATTGATGCTATAGGTAGGGCAGTGGGTGCTACTCAAACCCCTAAGTGGTATCGTTATACAGGTGCGGCAGACTACTACACAGTAGGCGTAGGCTCTACTATAGTTATTGTAGAGGATGTTGTCTCTGCTTTAGTAGCTTATCAAGAGTTACCTGACGTTACTTGTATGGCGATCCTGGGTACTAGCATGAATCATAAACACTTTGAGAAGATAGGTGAGTATGATAGTGCTGTCATTGCACTAGACCCTGACGCGGTAGCAAAGACTATTGAGTATCGCAGAGAGATAGAACTGTGGACAGGTAACAAAACAATAGCACTAAGTTTGTCTGATGATATTAAGTATCGTATGCCAGAGGACATGGAAAAACTACAGGAGATATGCAGATGATAGAAGCAACATATAAAGATCACATGGGTTCAGACCTAACAGTTGTAAATGCTGCGCGTGTATCCTTTGGTAAGGAAAGAAAAGCGATAGGCTATACCAGTATTGATGGAGGTCCTGACATCCCTGTCCTTGCTGATATGGATAAGAAGCTTATCAACTACCTAGCAAAACATAAGCATATGTCACCCTTCGGACATGCGTTTGTAACATTCCATGTTAAAGCTCCTATCTTTGTAGCAAGACAGTTAGTTAAGCATAAGTTTCTACGTTGGAATGAGATAAGCAGAAGGTATGTAGATAGTGACCCTGAGTTTTATTTACCTGATGAGTGGCGTGGGCGTAGTAAAGATAAGAAGCAGGGAAGTGAAGGTGTCATTGATGAGATTACTTTTGTAGAAGACGAACTTGTAGCTGTTTGGGATAAAGATAAAGAAGAGATGATGCTTGACCCAAACCAAGAACTTTATCTTTGGCAAATTAAGAATAGTACTCAGACGACTTGTTCACCCGAAGAACAGGTAGAATATTTTCACACTCAATCGCTACAAGAATATAAAAGACTAATAGATAATGGGGTTGCTCCAGAACAAGCACGTATGCTGTTACCACAGTCTACTATGACTGAGTGGTACTGGAGTGGTAGCTTAGATGCCTTTGCTGATATGTGTAACCTCCGCTGCAAGCCTGACACTCAAGCAGAGACTAGGGTAGTAGCAGATCAGATCAACCATAAGATGCTAGATTTATTTCCTGTATCGTGGTCTGCCTTGATTGATTATTAAACTTATGATAGACCCTAACTCTATACCAGAACTATTAGCAGAGAACAGAATGGATAACGTAAACAACCCAGCGCATTATGGCAAAGGTAGGATTGAATGTATTGATTACATAGAGGATTTCCTAACCCAAGAAGAATACATAGGATACCTAAGAGGTAACATAGCTAAGTATCTACACCGCTGGAGGTACAAGAATAAACAAGAAGACCTATTGAAATCACAGTGGTACTTAGATAGGTTAATAAAACTAACAGGAAAGGCAGA